ACAGCAAGCCAAGAAGCTTATTACGCTATGTTCGATGAAAGAGAATCGGTTAATTATGACACGCAGGCTTATTTGTCAGCCAGTATGGGGGCAATGACTGCGACACAACCCTATACTTTTGGAGCGTGGTTATACCCTACTGATTCAACAGCTACCAGATATATTGGTTTCTGGACAGCCCCTTCCTTAACCAGCGGCCAGCGCTATCTTTATAGAAATTCCGCTGGAAGTCTGCTTTTTACTAGTAGGTATACTGGCGTCGACGTGAATGCATACACCCCGATTGGCGCGCTGCCCCAAAACGTGTGGACTCATATAGCACTTAGCCATAATCCATCCGATCTTGCCGCTTTACCCACCCTATATATTAATGGGATATCATCCTCTTTCACCCTGCTGACCTTTCCCCCGACAGGGACACCCCAAGACGCCGTTGGCTTCTCGGTAGGAGGCTGGGGAGACGATGCAAGCAATTGGAGTGGATCGATTGACGATGTTGCCTACTATAATTCAGTCCTTTCCGCAGCTGAGATTCTTGAAATTTATAACAATGGGTGCCCTGTCGATCTTAAATCTTTGGATAGCGTTTCCTCGCTGGCAAATTGGTGGATCAACGGAGATGGTCCCAGCGATGCCATTCGATTAGGGGAGCCACCCACCGAAGTAAGCATCTATGATCAAGTTGGAAGTCAAAACCTCTATGCAACAGGCAGCGGCGGAATGAAAATCGTTTCGGGCCCTTGCGCAGAGCAAGCACCAGGAGGTAACAGATCGACTGGAGAGCTTATTAACTATGCGGGCGCCCAAACAAGCTATTATACCAAGAAATTCTTCGGAAGAGGTTCCCAATATTATTATAAACGTCCTATATTAGAAGCCTGTTGGGATTCAGCTGTTAAAGATGATCGCGGCCGCATACATCTAAGCAGTTCTTTATTAACTGGCGAAGAAAATCTCTACAATCTTTATATTTATAATATTTTTGCAGGACGCCTAAGAAATATTCCGGCTGTAGGTACGGGCCCTATTTATATGAGAATTTTCACCGAGGCAGCCGGCGGTACAGAGTTATCAGCTTTTGCAGCTGATAGTAACGGGAATTACCCTATTACTGGCGGTCATGCATCTGCGGGACTATATTCTTCTTCTTTTTATATTGATTCAACTGGGAAAACTCTTGATACCGTGTATGACAGGTGGTACGACGCAGCGGGAACTACATGTTATCATACTGGAGCCTTTACACCATCAATCCACCGGTCCGATGGATACCACCCAGCAAGTATGAAATATGTTTCAAATATTACAAATTTGGACCCCGGCTATACTCCAGATGATACAGTGCGCTTGAGACTGTTCACACGATTAAAAAACTGGTCTCCCACCATTTATACCGTCGCCAACTCGCTCATTGAAACCTCCATTATTGTCAGTGCCTCTTATCAAATTCATAGAGTTATCGACGATCTACCGATCATTCCCTATGGAACAGGAAGTGATAACTGTACCCTCCTATCTTATGATATATCGGGAAATTATTTTGATTTAAATATGAGTTATTTTGAGCCTGGATATGCATATGGAATAAAAATTGCTTTTTATGATGAAAATTCCTATGTGGAACAACCATATATATGGAAATTTAGGGTTAATGAATTAGATGAGTATTAGAGACCTTTTTGACAAAAAAGCGCCGTATGCCGTAGTTTCCCTTACAGACACGGTTAAGCTCGGAGATCAAGTAGAATCAGTCGATAATATTAAACAAAAATATATCGAAAGGAAAACTTTCATTCCAGGAGTTAGTTATGAAAATCCAGCTAACTTCGCTAAATTTGGCTCTGCTAAAAAATATTATCTTGATTCATTAACAAGGATGTATGATCAATATCCTTATGATGGATCTCTAAAAGAGCGAACAGAATTTTTAAATAAATCTACCTATTTGGATACATATATCTTTTCGGAACGCTATCCCCGAACTAATGGATTCATTGTTCTGGGCTCCAACGGAGCGGCATGGTCCGGAGCGTCCGTTGGCTTTATTCCTTTAACTACCCCGGGCTCAGAAGAATATGTGGAATTTATAGGTGGCCCCCACGCAGCGCCTTCCCAATATATCCAAGATCCCATATCCAAACAGTTCTCATATGCTAATGTATATAATGCGGAGTCCAATCAAGAATCTAATCTTCAGATGAATCTGACAGGCGGCGCCAGTGTGGAATTCTGGTTCAAGCACGGTACCGCCTATGCACCTTTCGGTGGTTCCCCCACCATTGTAGAAACTATTGTGGATTTAGTATCTGGGAGTGCTGTCCTCCCCTCTAGATTGAATATTAATATAGATCGATCTGCCGCTACCCCGAATCTCTATCAATTTAATTTTTCTATTCAAAGCCTCGGCGCCCCCGGAGTGATCCTCACAACCGCCCCAACTCCCATAGGTTCTCTAGAAAACTGGCATCACTATGCTTTTACTGCTATAAACTCCGGCTCCGGAACCGAACTGAAATTTTATATGGACGGTGCCCTAGTTCAAACCACTTTCGATGTTGATCAGGCGGTGCCCATAAATTACATATCGGGGACCTTGGGCGCCCTGTCTATGGAAACTATCGCCGGCGTATCTAAAGGAGACGCCAAAACCTCTGGATCATTTGATGAATTCCGTTATTGGAAAACAAAACGGTCTTCTCAAGATATAGGGCGCTATTGGTTTACCCAAGTGGGAGGAGGAGCAAATACGGATCCTTCTAACGTAAATCTTGGAGTTTATTATAAATTTAATGAAGGTATCACCGGTCAAAGATCTACCGATTCTAAGGTTTTAGATTATTCAGGACGTATTACTAATGGAGATTGGATAGGATACCCCGGTTCCGCAGCACGCTCCATCGAATCAGCCATGGTTTTATCCAAGGCAGCTAAATTCGAGTTTAAAGATCCTATTATTTATCCTTTTCATCCCGCAGTCGCCACCCTTCAAGAAAAATTAAGTGTTACAGGGTCTATTTACGATCGTAATAATAATGCGGGCCTCTATACATCGCTACCTTATTGGATTATAGACGAAGATGAATCCGGAGCGGGAAATCTTTCTGATTTAACTCAAATAATGGCAAGTTATTTTGATACTTTATATCTCCAAATCCAGGCCGTGTCGAAAATAAAAGATATGACTTATGACCAGGATTATATAAAGCCAGCCCCTTTTTCTAATAAGTTATTAGAATCATATGGTTTACAAGCTCCAGAAATATTTGTTAATGCGGACATTATTTCACAAATACTTAATCGAGATGAAAATCTTCAGTTTGATGATCAATTAGAAGATATTAAAAACTTGATTTATAAAAATATCTATAATAATCTTATTTATATCTATAAATCTAAAGGGACCATGAAATCTCTTAGAAATCTAATCCATTGTTATGGAATAGATGAAGACTTAATTCGAGTTAATACATATGGTAACAATGTTGTTTATACTTTCGAAGATAATTTTAGATCTAAGTCTCAACGCAAAAAATATATTGATTTCAATAGTCCTGATCGATTTTCATCTACCATCTATGAGCAAACAGCTAGCGGTAATCCGAATAGCGTTTCTTTTATCACTGGTAGCGGGTTTGGAGATTTCAGTCAAGAGGGATTCTCATCTCTAACTTTTGAAACTGAAGTTATTTTTCCTCACAAATGGGGGAAATCCGACCCTGAATGGTTTGCCACTCCTTTCTTAAGCTCTTCTTTATTCGGTTGGCATAGTGCAGACCCAACCACTCCAGAAGATTTTACATGGCCAGTAAATGATTGGAGTATGCGAGCATATGCAGTTCGAGATCAATTAGAATCGCATAATGTATATTTTGAATTGTTGGCTGAAGGGCCCGGAGGGACTCCTTCTTTTTCTTTAACAAGCAGTTTATTTTATGACGTGTATGAGAATGAAAAATGGAATTTCGCTGTCCGGGTATCTCCCGATAAGGTGGGAGGAGATTTAGTTTCAGGTACTCTAGGAGCTACCGAAACCACTTTTCAGGTGGAATTTTATGGAGTCAACTCTGAGGTAGATGTAGTAGCTAACGAATTTTATATCTCCACGGGATCATTAAATCTTCTCGCTGGGGGGCATCTCGTACAACCGAAGCGCATTTATGCTGGAAGCCATCATACTAATTTTACAGGCTCAATTATAGATTTTACTGATGTTAAGCTTTCTTCAGTAAGATATTGGGCGAGTTATTTAAACAATGATGTTATTAAAGCACACGCGCGCGATGCGGCTAATTTTGGAACTCATCAGCCATATAAAAGTACCTATTTATATCTTACTGACTTAGCAGATATTCAGATTCCCCAAATGGAGACATTAGCTCTTCAATGGGATTTTAATAATGTATCTTCTTCAGGAGATGGCCTTGTTCCCAACGCTCCCGACGCGGGATTCGCGGTACAAGATTTATCCTCTGGGTCTTTGACTGATCTTGCCGCATACACAGCGGGCAACCCGGATGGAAATTTTGGGGGGATTATCCATCTTCAGCATACAGGGCGTGGGGATTTCTTTAGAGCGAATGACCCCAAAGTAGTGGATCTACGGTTTGTTTATAGTGGTAAACAAGTCATTCCCGAAGTGGTTCAAAGCGCAGATATGATTGACATCCTTAGTACTGACGACATTGTTTTTACTAAAGATAGTCGCCCTATTGATTATTATTTTCAAATTGAAAAGAGTATGTATCAAACCATTTCGGATGAAATGTTAAATATTTTTGCCACTATTGTAGATTTTAATAATCTTATAGGGGATCCAGTTAACCGATATCGCTTAAAATATAAAAGGATGGAAAAGTTACGACAACTTTTCTTTAAAAGAGTTCAAAATACGCCCAAATTAAATGAATATATTAAATTTTATGAGTGGATTGATGGCTCTCTGAATATCATGTTACAACAACTATTACCAGCTTCGGCGAATTTTAGTGACAATATTCGTAATATGGTAGAGGGGCATATTTTAGAAAGGAATAAATATGATAATAAGTTCCCCACTTTAGAGATGATCCCAGCTGACCCAGAAACGGGTTTGCGCGGGATTAATGAGCTTCTTTATAACTGGAAATTCGGTCATGCCCCAAATGGGAATATCGGTATTCCGTCTCCTCAGAATGAAAACTGTTTCTGGTGGAAAGAACGAGCGTCACGCCAGCGCCCAGGATTAGCATCACCAGATAGCGCTGTAAACTTTGATAAAAATCAGTATCTCAGCGCGTCTCTTCAAGTTTTAGAGAGGAGTTATACGACCCCCTATCGCATGGATATAAATAGAAGTAGACAAATTCAAGGTGGCTATAACCGACCTAAAAATCAAAAAAGAGATTTTGTTCGCTCGGCCATTTCTTTTGGAACGAGCGATGGATTACAATTATTTGATTTACCAGGCAATAGTAATGATAATATAAAAGATTGTGTAGATGATTTAGCATTAAGATCCAATACTCCTTATTATGGCATGGGAATAAGAGCTATTCCTGAAGTAGAATATCAAACTAATAAATTAAGTCTCTTTGCCCCTCTTACACTAACCAAAGTTTTACCTGACACACAGGCTGTCATTACCAATTACCACGAAGATACTTACGGCGATGATTATGAAGTCCCGGCCCAAGGGCCCTTTACAGATTACGCAGTTGGAGGCAACCAATACCGCCACGTACCCCTCAACGACGGAACAGATAATGTAACCAATCGCATGGAAGGGTTTCAAGTCGCTCCTCTCCCGGGCGGCACCGCTTTGTTGCATCCGGAGGTTCATAATCCGCGAGGGGTTTATTATCGCGATGAAATCGCCAAACGCCCAGTTAATATTCGAAATATTCATCATCGAACAGGGTCTACCATTTTAGGAAATTATGACCACATATACGATGTTGTACAAACATGTGGAAGGTATACTAATAACCGCGCTTTCGTAAAAGCTGGAGGCTTTAACATCGCACCCCCGCTTTCTTATTCGGATTGGGTTTTGGATATTGCGGCCATTCAATATGCCGAAGTCCAACGCGGCCGGACTCCACACGTATTTGTAAACCGATTTTCTTCTCCTGGCGGACCAGAAACCGCCGGCGATTCTAATGGAGGCCCAGGCCTAGATCGCTATTCGGCAGAGTTCTCAGCTTATAACAATCTTAATTATCGCAATTCCACTGTGCGCAAATTTTTACAACTATTCCAGACATCCCATGTAGGGCAATTTGGCTATTATACTAACTCCCAACATATTAATGGACTAAGCGGATCTGTTGTTAACTCCTTTAACTACAATGGAACTGGGTCCATATATCAAGTTAATCGAAATCCTGTTTCACGTCGTCTCAATGAAACAACAATGGTTTCGGGCACAAGCACTTTTAGTCTAAGTTGTTCGGCATTTGATGCTAGCGCTGTCAACCCGAGCCCGAATACGGGCCCAGGTTGCAACCCCGTTGCTGATTATTTGAGTCTTGACAGATATAACTTCCCCGGCCAATTCGCCAGTATCCCCACCTATCATTTTAATTTTGCTACTCAAAATTTTACTATTTCGGTATGGGTTAAAACAACACATACTATTATCGGTGGAGGCCAAACAGATTATATTATTTCTAATGCCGTTCATGGCCCTGCACCAGCACCCATAAAACATTGGAAATGGGCGATATTTGCTAGACCCGACGGAACTGATCCCCTCAAAAGCAGGATTTATGGCACAGTTGGCGGCGCCGGAGTCAGCCCTCTGACAATAACAACTATAACCTCCCCGACTATTCAAATTAATGATGGGGAATGGCATCATTGTCTTTTAACGAAGGGCGCCTCTGGTGGGGGGAACTTTGATTTTTATGTAGATGGAATACATTTAGGAACAGCCGGCATGGACGATATCACCGGCGGCGCCAGTAGTAGTCCTATTTTTATTGGTTCCGTCGCAGAGTATGACAACACGGCCGGCGCATGTAATAGTGTTTATCGCCCCTGTACAAGCGTCTCTATCCCTCCTAATACAGGTGGAGGGTTTAGTGGCTTTATCGATGATGTCACTATCTGGGAAACAGATTTTTCGGCCGATGAGGTCTTAGCATTATATATTCGACCGGTGACTCCGGGGTGCACTGGCCCACCTGTTGCCGCACCAGGAAATATATTTGAGATCGTTTGGCCCGGACCAACTAATCCGATGGGGAATTTACTCGGATATTATCTTATGGGTGACGGGTCGACCGATATTCCGGGAAATATAAAGAATTATGCGGGGGGACTGGAACCAAATCTTCCTGTACTCCCAAGTGCCGAAGGCATAAATATAGGTATAGTGGTAGCCGAGCAGCAGCCAGTAGCCTGTATATCTTACACTCAGCCCACCGGATGTAAAAAAATATATGATAATTATTATATTCAACACGCCATTCCCCAGACTGATTGCCAATACACATGGACAACTGCCTCGATTCTTGATTGTCAAGGAGATGTTTGTACTACGGGATATTGGCCTTATAGTGGAATGGAAGGAAATGCACCCGCTGTTAACTTCGTAAGCTCTAGTGCCTTCAAAGTAGTTTATGCCAGCGGAGGATCTGAAGATGATTGGTATTCTGCGAATGAAAAAAAATCATGGGGATCTTCCTCTGCCGACCCTATAACTGCTTTAACGCCTTTTATTGCCATTCCTAATAATGATTTGGGCGTTCCTCCTTTCGGAAGTCCAACTCCCTACCCTCCAGGATGTAACCCAAGTAACTTTACGGTCTCGGCTTGGTTTAAGATACATCAGAACCAATTACCCACCGCCGGCACAGACCCCGTAGTAATCATGTCCCGATGGAAAAGTGATGGCGGCATTACTGATTTCCAAAATTCTGATTGGCGCCTCGGTGTTGAACGCCACGGACTTCTACAATTTGATATAATAGATGGACCAACGCTATCCATGCGAACAGTACTGTCACCAAACAATCCCATTGGAACATCCGGAATTCCAGCCGGTTCTTGGGCTGATGATAAATGGCATAATGTGATAGCTAGCTTAGATACTCGCGCCTTTGGGCTGACGTGCCGGTGGAGCATGAGAATATGGGTAGACGGTATAATCACCAACGGCCTTAACCCTGCAGGAGGCCAAACACGCGCTGCATCCAATGACGGCCGCGTCGTCATCGGGGCCCAGTTTGACTCCTTCGCCGGCGGCGGTCCTTATGGGGAGGGTGTTATAAACGCATGGCCTATTGGTAACTTGGACGAAATATCCTGGTGGAGCCAAGATTTTATACTTCCCTTTGCCAATACATACGCTGTTGACCTTTATAACGAGGGATGCCCCACTGATCTTACAACTCACGCTGCAGCACCGACGCTGGTTTCATGGTACCGGATGGGAGACGCTCCGGGGGATGGAGGGATGAATGGAGATCCTATATACGATGTCATTGGACCAAATGATGGGATTAATATTAATAATGACTGCGTAGATTTTCTCCGTCCCGGAGAAGTACCCGGAACTGTATGTTCGTGCTCAATCCCCACCACTTTTTATCAAGATTTTGCGGGAATTAATAGCATTATTGTAGATACCGTGTATCCCGAGATGGCTTTATTAAGTTCTTCGGGAAATTCCTATCAAAATACTGATTTTGCTTATTTATGTCCACAGAATAGCCCGTCGCCAGATGAATTACATGCTCTTCTTCTTCACCGCGATGGACCTGGCGGCTGGCCTACATGGAAACAGATACGCGGAAAAGATAATGCCTTAACACGCTATTATAATAATCATAATCTTATAACATGTAACAGAACCCCCGGTATCACACGCACGGTTTTACGTCCGCCGCCCGCAAGTGTAAGATTCGTAAGAGATCGCTTCGCACCGTTGAAGATATTTAAGGAACCAGCCTTAACCTCGGATTCGGCTATTTTAAGGCATACACTGGGGTGCCGCACGATTAATGCGGGGGAGGATAATAGAACTAAACCTTTCACTACAATGCACCCGATTACGGTAAAACATTCCTTTGGAAATAATTTAGAACTATTTACAAGTACCCAGTTGAATGAATGTGCAGAAGTTGGAAAATGTGATTTCCAAGCCTATGATACAATCACTAAATGGTATTTAAATGGCCAACTTGAACAAAATTCGCTGCCCATTTATAGTTTCATAGAGATGAGATATCAGGAAAAAATATTTCCTGCTGCTAATAACTCCTTTTTAAAACAAAATAGAGAAAGAATAGGATATAAAAATGGATATTGGAGAGATAATCGACGAGATCGATCAAAACTTGGAGAAACCAAATGGGGAGAGGAGACAATATGCCATTAAATTCACAGTTTAAATTAGTATGCTCTCAAAGCGCGTGGCCTCTAGATGCATCTACCCACTTTTTATTAATGAACGTGCCCATGGGCTGCTATTGTTCAGCAAGTGCTAACCCTTTAGCGGGTGACCCTGGTGAATTACAAAATCATTATACTATAGTTCACTCTAATCATGGTGATATTTATGCAGCCGTTACTTGTAGTGGTTTATCCCCTTTGGGAGACCCAGGCCTCGGCCCAGATTTAATACCTTCTATAGAGAATCTTCCCGGGAATCCCGGAAGCGGACCGATTTATAATCGAACTCATACTTTGTCGGCCAATCAATCTTTTTCGCAACCCACGGGTATGCATATTTATCAAACTCAAAGTATCGAGGTACAATTAATAACAGCATATTCAGACGCCAATCCATTAAGCGGCACTCACCCCATAGGTTTCCCGCAGCTTTACGCCGGCAATGCCCTCTGGGAAACAGATCGTTTAGCTAACTGTGAGAGCTATTATCCTATTATTAGATCTAGTTCCGCGCAAGGCGTTGTAGCTGGTGTCGAAAATCTTGTAAACCCCTTTTATGATGATTATCCTAAATATAATGAATTGATGCGACTTAAAAACCAGGATTATTCTATTATACCCGAATTTCGTATAAGTGAACATTTGCCCTTTTATTTAAATGAAAGAAAAGGAAACTTCTTGGCCATCAATGCATCGGAATTCGAGATTCCGGGGGTGACTGGAAGTGAAACTTTCTGGATATCTGGGGAAAACAACATTGCCGAGCAAGTCGAAGCCCAAAATCTTCAGAATAGCTCACAACCTAATTTTTATAAAATATATTCTAATTCGGATTTTATGAAACAGTTTAGTCGCGTCCGACATGATCACGAAGATTTTGTAGATCCCACAACCATTAAGTTAACCTGCAAAGCTTTATTAAAATTAAATCCTTATGATGGGTTTTATCCAGCTGACAGAACACTTCAAATAGCCCATTTAGCTAAAATGGATTATGGTTCCCACCTCACGCCTCATATTTCAGGCGCCGAGGCGGTAGGAAATATAGTTGGGGAACTCTTGAGTAATCCCACCAGCGCGTCTGCGGTATCGTGGACTCAGCGCCCCTTTTGGAGCATTCTCTTTGGCCCGGGACTTTTATATAATTCTATTAAATCCGGGATGGCGGTAGATTACCCCGTTTATACAGGCTCTTATGCTAACGTTAATTATCAAACCGCTGTTTCTGGGGCCGGCACTGGAACCGGCACTGGATTTGGAACCGCCACTGGAAGTTTAATGTGGGCCCTCGGGACTGGATCTCTTGGAACCGGCGGATTTGATTATCGAGTACCTTTTGAAGCTCTGGTAGAGCCCCATCGTTATTTGGCCAATAACATTCCGTTGTTTGATATGGAGCCTAATCCGGATGCGGGCTATAACTATGGATTTTATAAAGATAGTCAAAATAATTTACCCCTTCCTACTTCTAATATTTTTCAAAAATATCCGGAAACGGCCTCTTTCTGGGAATCTTTGAGTATTGCATGGAATGGTAATCAGAATACTGGTTTATATGTACGCGCAATAAATAATTTCTTGGGGGAAGTACCCGAATTCTTTTTACCACGTGGAAAGTTTTCGAGCATTTCGTCCGCCAAAGAGCAAGAGTTCGGCAGTGTAGTATCAGGCAATTATTATGGTATGAGAGTAAAACTTTATCGGACCATGGATGGAGAAAGACAGTGGTCCACGCGCGGGCTAAACCATGATGGTGAATCGGTTATTGATTTTGAACTGCCGCAAGATCCTATCAATGCTAGGTTCTCGGAGCCCCCATTAAAAGAAAATTTTACTTTATATTCACGACCTTCTGCTTTTGGACCTCCGTGTGCTGCTACTGGGAGTTTTGCGACTGGAGAATATTATCCAACCCTCCCCTCCACATTAGGTGCAGTGTTCGGCAATCCTCTCTTGCGTTTAAGGAATATAGGCCGTAGACCATCTGACGCCACGCAAGGTTTTTATTGTCCCTACACTCCCCCCTATAAAGATGGAGAGGCATGGGCAGATATTATTTTTAGACCCCCTGTATCTAGGGATACTGGGGAGTTAACTATTAATGAGATACAAAACAATATGATGATCTTACTCCAAAGAATAGATCCACTTGTATATGGAGAAATACAAGAGCAGTTTATGTACAACGCCGATGGCCTTGCAGCAAATGACTATCATCATCCCAGTTATGACTCGACATGGTATAACGAGGGAGTTGGTTCTCAAGGGAACACGCGTCTCAATGCTATTTGGAACGCTACCAGCGGCACCGGCGGCCTGATTGGCCCGGATATCGAATCTGCTTTCGTTGACGCAAGGTATCCATTAGGCGCCTTCTCTGCAAACAATTATGCAATGCAATTAAATGCCTCAATTAATCTATTCGGCCGTGAGGATAATAGATGGGTGATGCAACCTAAATTTGAAACCCCTCATTATAATTTTAATAATATCAAAAGCGATGTAGGCTATATCCCCCCTGCAGATGGACCATCAGAAACTTCTTCCGCTACTAATCCGAATAGTGTCGCCATATCTCTTCATGGGTCAGAATCTGTTCCACGCGGTATGTGGCACCAATTTGGGCAAATGGAAGATCAAAAAGGGATTTATTTAGAAATAAACGACATTCCACAAAACTATATTGAACATCGATTAATAAATCATTGGCCAGCAGACCAATTTGGAGGAGGACTGAGTTTTTGGTATCCGGGTCGATCTCGCATTGGATCACGCGAGCCGGGGGTAACCGAGATTCAAAGTGCTTATTACGGTTTTGAACCAGATTCAAGCCCAGTTTTCCCTTATGGGCCGGCCAATGGAACTCCGTCGCCCGGGATTCACTCATTAGCAGATATATTGGGATTTAAGAATTCCATCCGGTTGGGCCAAACAGCTAATAGTAAAACTATTTACGAGGCGGTTGTAGCAGTTCCATTTTTAGAAAAAGATGGAGAGAGAAAGTTTTTTGAAATTCCTCGGCAGGTTATCGCCATCGCTTCTGGAGATTTGAGTGGTACCGATGCAATCGACCGCGCGAAAGCCAATGTGACAGCAACCGGACAAGCTATTTCGGAAGCGTTATTGCCCCTACAAAATGATGATATTATTACTGGAGCCGACGCGTCGGCAGCAATAGCACAAGGAGCAGCTACAGCGGGAGCCAATACTACTACAGCGGGAACAGGTGAATTGGTCCAAAACAAACAAATTTTATCTATGGTTAACAAAATGAAAAAGTTTATTTTTCCACCTCGCATGGACTTTATTAAAAACACAGAAATCACCCCTTTCGCCATGTATATTTTTGAGTTTCGAGCCACACTTTCACAATGTGATTTATCTAAAATATGGCAAAATGTACTACCAGATATTGGGCGCAGTTTTGAATCTCAAGAAGTTTCGATTTCGCATAAATTGCTTTCCAACGAATTAATGGGAAATTTTGAGGGAGTCCATCAAGAATCACCCAAAGACGAAGTACAATGGATGGTCTTTAAAGTCAAACAACGCGCCCAAGATAGCTATTTTGAAAAAACGATCAGATATAAAAATGATAAGACTAAAAATGTTTCCTTTGATTATAGTTATAACTGGCCCTATGATTATTTTTCTTTAGTGGAGTTTGTTAAAATGGACGGATCAATTGGATTTGGAACTGAGTTGGCTGCCGATTTGAAAGTCTTGGGAACAATGGATGGTTCTAACACCAGCACGGCCGATTTATTAGATAAGGGAGTCCGTTCAGAAAGACCGCTCGCTGGCCTCGCTTCTCAATTGCTTGCCGAAACCAAAGGAATGACCAAAGAAGAAAAGAAGACAAGCAATATGGAGAAACGTTCGGAAAAACGAAAAGATCAACTAGAAAAAGGAGCTTTCGGGAATTCTACGAGAACTCCGAAGGACAAAGATAAAAAATGATATTTTTTAATCCCAAAGAAGATGTATTGGATATTGAATTAACTCAATATGGTAAATATTTATTATCTATTGGGAAATGGAAACCGGTATATTATGCATTTTTTGATAATGATATTTTATATGACGGCGCCGCCGGCGGGATTGTGGAGAGCCAAAATGATATAGAAACCCGGATTCAAGATAATACCCCCCGGCTAAGAACTCAACATTCTTTTACCAGCCGGGAAACTGCTTTTGCTCAATATTATGACAGGAACCAAGATCCAACAATTAGTGAATATGATCGTATTAAAATGCAATCCATTCCTGAAAAACTATATTCTTTAACAGCCCCCCTTGGTTCTGCCGATTTAAATTTCGATATTTCCCCCCGGTTAAAATTACAAGTTTATGAAGGGACTATTAGCTCATCCAGTGGTATGACAACAGGATCTTTTCAACAACTACGCATTCCTCAAATAGATATGAATATTGTTTATAAAACCGAATTCAAAAATATTTCTGACGCCACCACTTATCAACGAGATCAAGGCGTCTTTGACCCAAACCAGCAAGCTGAAGGCTTAAATCTGGGAGTATTTAAAGACGGGAACTATATTTATGTTACCCCGGATAGTATTTTATTGACATTGGAGGAAGAAAATAGTGTTTTCAGTAAAGAAAACTTTGAAATTGAAGTATTTAAAATCGAACATGAGATTGATCCTACGGATCAACAACTGAAAGAAATTTTAACACCTCTATCTTTTATGACCCAACCCACTCCCATTAAAGACAATATTCTACAGTCTCCTACCCATAATCCTAATATTTATCTCCCGGACGCCTCTTTCGTAGAATATTATTTTAATCTTTATGTAGATCACGAAATAGATGAATCAGCTATTTGTCGTTCGGTTAGTAATCTCAAATCTTTGGGAATTTATGTAGATGAAGAACTAGATTGCCCTGATATTCCCTTTGCTCCAGTTCGCAAAGATATTTATGGACCTTCCGGATTCTCGGATGTCCAAGTCTGTGACACTGATCCTCCCGACACATTACCTGTCGCGACATATAATAAAAATTCTTCCAATGACTAGTTAATAACACCATGAATTTCAATATTACCGACATCGATGCTTCGCTTTTACCAGATGTATTTTTAACCAAAATTTTGCTGGAAACTAGTAGTACTCCTCAAGAAGTAAAGGGCGCCCAAGAAAGATTATTTGGGAAGGGGCGCCCCTGGGCCAAAAATCCCGCAGAAGGTAATAGTGGATCTTCTCCTAGTTCTACTATCGCTCCCCAAGACCGTTCTTTAAAGATAACATTGTCTTTAACTATAATGGATTTTATTGATGAAAACGGGCTCACATCGTGGTTTTATAACGAAGATTTAACTAAGTATCTAACGATTAGAATCATTCAGAGTCAATCGGAAGAAATAACCGAAAGTTTACGAAAGGGAACTTTCAGCGCGCTTCAACTTCCCAATAATAAAAAATATTTTGATATTAAAGACATACCAGTTAAGAAAACCCAGGAACCTATTACTAATTTTAGTAGTATTAATTCTAGCAGCGGCCGCCGGGTATTTAATATTGATTATAGAGTAAACTTTATTATTAATGATTTAGAACCTTACCATCTTTCTTATTTTGCTTTTTGTTATTTAGATCTGAAGGCATTAATAAATGATTATAATATGGGTTTTTTACTACCAGACGGAGATCCAACTACAGTTCGTGGGACTGTAGTAGGCGACCGAGTGATACACGACGGAATCCTTCAATTGGAAACATATCAATATTTATTTGCCGGCTCGCATAGCGGCGCCGGAATCACTAGTGGCCAGATATGGACAGGTCCTGTTCACCAAGTGAAACCCAATCAGGCAGCTCAGGGGGAACAATTCAATGCCACCGGGGGGAAATCCTCCGCTTATAACTGGAAGACAGGCGCCACCACCAGTTCAGATTCTAAATATTTAATTCGTCGGAAGGTAGCTAATAATAAAATCCAAGATTATAGAGAACTCGATACCATTAAACTTATGGATTTTGATTTAGTCCCGGCTAAGAATATATTTTCTCAATTTGAGAAAGGGAAAAGGGGATCTCAAAGAGTCATCCAAAATGCTCCAGAAGTATATTTTTCAGATGCTTTTTTATCTTACAGCGAAGATGGGGGGAGTAAATTCTTATTTCAGTTAGATTACAATCGTATTTTACGCGATAATACCCAGTTTGGAAGCATTTTTGATCAGGCATCTAACCCCGAGTCTCTTCAACAGATATACAAGTTGTCTCCGATCTTATCACTCAAAGTACTACGACGACGCGTAGATATAGGCATCGCGAATAATCGTTTAGGGAGCCCCGTAAAAGGTCAGATAAAAGTACATGAACTTAGCAATGAAAAACTTATAGTCACATCTGGCGATAAAAATGGGATTCTTCGGGAGACTATAAACCCTCCCAGAATGAAGCACGCGAAGTCCGGGGACAAAGAAGGGCGCCCCATTAAGAAATATTGGCGCGCCGCAAGTAATCTTAGAAGCCGCAACGAGACTGATCCTATTATCGGAGCTATAAAAGAAACTCCCCCAATACTTGGAACTACCTTTAGAACTTTCACAGTATCAGATTGGAGCGCTCAACATATAACAGACGGTTATTATCAATATGGTATACAAATAGAAATTAAAGACGGAACTATTGATTTTCTTAACCGCCAAATGAAACGTATTATCGAGATTAAACAAGATCTGGATTCATATTATAGCGTGGCATCGATGCCTACCTCTTATAATGAGGCATCTGGACGATTCGAAGATAATGGCAAGAAAATAAAGACATATTATCGTTCAGTTTCCCTTCCTAAAAAACCCTGGGTTAAATCAATAGCCATTTTTATAGATATTCTAACTTCTCTCACAACTATTAACGAGCCCAACGCGCTTGCAATCCGACTTTTATCTTTTCTCAATCCCTCGACTACAAGTTTAGAAGGTATCAATGCGTTTATTAACTTGGTAGCCATGTTAGAAACTAAAATAATAAATATTTTGGGCCCGAAACTTCGTGATGATGTGGGTACGTCGACAAAACAATGGGCGCGCGCAAGATTCAAACCATCCGTAATAACACTCACACGCTACTTTAATGAAACATGGAATAGTAACGAACGCAGCGATATAGGGTTGGATTATTTGGCCGTCCCCAATATATCAAACGGGATTGGGTTAAAGGGAATAACAACAAAGGATTTTATAAAAAGAGTTGAGCAAGAAACAGAAATGTATTGGAATGGGAAAAACGCTAAAGAGCTTGAAAGTAAGATAGGAAATACAAAGACTGCAGGAATAACTCCCGAAATCCAAGGAATCTTAGATATTTCACAACGAGAATATTCTTATCTTACGGTAGGCACCTGCCACGCCGGTAATGGGGATGTTATCCAGCGCACGGGCAAAGGCATCGGACCCTCCACAATGCCTCAATATGACGCGTTAACATGTGTTTATGTGGGGATATCTACCGGTGAGATTGAGCCGCCCCGACCTTCCCCCCAACGTGGGACTCAAGATACAAATAAGATGTCCACTGCTGGGACATATGCCCGCGATGAACTTTTATCTAAACTGGGTATCGTTTTATTAGAAAATACTATAACTCAATATGAAGAAATAAATGGTCAAGAATATGATAAGTCGTCTCAAAAAGATCCCGGAATGGTCGCAGTAAGTGATATTTTAGGCCCTTTAGATTTGCAAGTGAGAGAAAATTTAGAATCCCGAGGACGATCGGGGTGTGACCATAAAATATTAGATAATGATTTAGCCATTGTTGATCAAAAAGCTACCCCTATTTCTCTTATGGTCCTCCAAAATGTAGTAGCAAACGGAAACTTAAGGAATGTAAGTCCATCCGGACCTGTGGGTTTTAAATCGGCATATGAATCCACGCCCCCTTTCAGTTTACAAATGTATGATTTAAATCGACCCGATAATGTATTAGCTAAATTAATAAATACTTATAAACCTCTATCCCCGATCCCTTCAGCCGAAGATCAGAGTATAACTAACGAAACATCGCTGAAACAAACCCCTCCACCCCTCACTTCTTATGACTACCGAATTATTTTTGATCAAGTCCCCAATCAGATTGTATCTCTCTTTTTAAGTAGGAATGAAGCAGTAACTAACAACTGGGCAGATACGGATGTGGATTTACCTACGAATATTGAAACCTCTGAATACTTCCGTTATAATTATAATATGATTGCCAAAGTAGAAGTCTTGACTGGGTATAATACTACAAATACTTTCTCAGGAACACGAGGCGCCCTCGCGTCTGGAGTCACTGGTAAAAACATTTCGCTGATGATGTCTCCAAAATTTCAGTCTCTCAAAAAAGAACATTTACAGCGGCTTCCATCAGGAAAATTATTATTATGTCGTTTTCGACAATATCAAAATAAGATATTAGGTATCGGTACCTCTCCTGGAATATCAGTTAAATATTTTGATCAATATTTCCTTTTGTCCGGAACTCAAGAAGGTTTACAAACGATTGATACTGTCTCAACACCAGATATGGGCCTAGATGCTCTGTCTTTAAGCAGGATGAGCGTGGGGCATCGAGTTCTGGGCTCCGTGGAAGATGCTTATAAAAGCTCTAAAAAAATAAGTTCTTCTTTTCAAAGTAATATAAGGGTTCAAAACGGATCCTCGCGTCAAAAACTGGAGATTATTTAATGGCAAGTAAAAATGTAACATATGTTTCAGAGAATCTTATCGGTACTTCCAATGATGTATTCCGAAAAGATACGGGTAATTATTGGGAAGATGGCCAGCACGGAGTTGAAATAGATTCAACTGAAAAATATATCAAGGAAATAAGTTTTGAAACAGAACAAACATTTAAACTTAAAGCAGCGCCTTTTTTTGAGACTCGCCAAGAAATTAAGATTCTAGGGAATCCAAAGATTTTTACCAGTGAGCGACCTTGGAAGACATATCTACGGACTTTTTTAAATACATTGCCTTTTGAAGACTTTGCTTTTGATCTCAAAAAGGTACTTAAAAAAAATAGATCCTCTTTAGGTGCCACTGGGGAACCCTATGCTGAAGTAGATTTTATATATAATTTCTTTGTTCGTGATTATGAATATATTTTAAATATGCCACAAATCCATGAAAACCTTCTCCCCAATATTTATGTAGATATTTCTGCCGATGCCACCAACACCGACCCCTTCTTCGAAGCACTAATGACAGGCTTCGGTGTATTATCAACCGAAGAATCAAGCTTACTTAATTTATTCAGAAACCCCCTGGCATGCCGATGTCAAAAATTTTATCAAACCATAAGTAATAAATTAGCGAATACTCAAGGAACTAACCGAGCTGCATTAAAAAAACGATATTCAAATATAATTTTCCCCATGGAAAATATTGATCTTTTAAAAGATATAGAAACATATAAGAATATTTTTCCCATGTTAAGTAAAATAGAGTTTACTACTGACAGTCGAACTCAATTTGCACAAATATTAAAAGATTCTAAATTGAGTAGTTCATTATTAAAATATATTTCCTTATTGGTCAGGAATAATACACCTTCTCATGGGTGGTCCGCTTCTCGCTATATGGAGTTAACAGAGGGGTCTGGTCCAACCCCTGGCCGAGGGGGAACTATATTTTCTAGCCCTTCTGATAACAAAGGAGCATCATCCACCACTTCTTCGAATCCGCAAGCTATAACCGCCTCGATGCGCGAATTCAATCTTTTGAAATGGTGGGAGGGTTTTGTTACAGGCACCCTCCCCTTTGCTAACACGGACGAAAAAGAGATCTTTATGGGAAACCAAGATGAATCTGTATTGATCGCCCGCGATATTCAAAATTCTTTTTCCAAAGTTTTATCTTTACTAATTTTTGTTGGGAAGCTCCAAACATTAATCGAAGAACATATGCGAAGTTATGCAGATATTACAAATGGTAAAAAATGTTATAATGAAGTCGTAGCCTACCGAATCGCTAAATTCCGTCAAGGCGCTCTGACAGGCGCCCCCATTCAAAATATATGGATTCCAAATTCTAACGAATTGGATGTAGTCAAATATTTTGATACCCAAATCAAATATGATCGTCAATATACCTACATAATTTACGCTTATAATTTTGTGCTGGGGTCCACGATCTCATATAATACCGCTACTGCTAAAACCCCACAAGCACAAGATCAGGGAGATCTCCCTATTCTAGATTACCCTGGTGACGAGCTATCGGGTACCGACTATAATCTTACTCAGAAAGCACCCAGCAATGAGAGATATCTAGTGAAATCTGCGCCACGGCCCGCAGTAGGCGCGCCAAGTTATTTTTATAATGCAGTCACTACCTCACGTATATCCACACATCCAGTTGACCAGCGCGCAGATACAGCCCAGCAAAATACAAATGCAGGCTATTCGGGGATGAAGACTCAAAACTATAGTTATAAGGATCTTGGATTAAGACTTAGAGTTCCTTTCGACAATAGTTTACTTCCAAAGGTAAATATGGGCGCCCCCGCCACTGATGGTTATTCTCCCGAAGCACGACTAGTAGTCATTACTCGCCCCTCTTTAAAGATTATAGAAACACCGATTGCGAAAAGGACCGGCCGCGTTATTGACAGCCCGCCGGTGTTTCCGGATGTATATTTTGTTGCTTTGAAGGGTCATGATAATAAAATAAAGATTAATTTTAATACCAACGTTGGGTCCTATCTGCTGCATCCTATTGTGCTGGACCAACCCTTTGAACAAGATTTAATTGATCGGATTAGAGAAGGGAATCGCTTACCTGACACCAGCAGATTACGTTATACTACCGACGACCCTGTTGATCATTTCGAAATATATCGTATGACGACGCTCCCAGAAAAATATACTGATTTTAGTTCTCACTTACACACCACTATTGATACCGATGTCGATACCAATAGCCCCCAAAAAGCGTCAGCGGCTTCAGCAGTAGACACAATCGTGCCCAATATAATGTATTATTATATGTTTCGCTGTCGCGACCGACATGGGAATTTTTCCAATCCCACTTCCGTTTTTTCAGTTATAATGGTGAGTAATGATGGTATTATTTTTCCAATTATCAAATCAATAGATTTAAAACCCCATTCAACTCCACGTAGAAGTTCAAAGCCTTTCAAAAAAATGTTAAATATTCTTCCCACAATGGCGCAGTCAATCGTAGATTATTCTAAGACTAATGTTGAAACAGCAGGGGGGACAACAAATATGCCCGTATTTTTGGGAGGGGAAGCAGAATCTCTTTTTGGTAGTTCTTTTAAAATCCGACTAACTTCGAAAAAAACAGGAAAACAAATTGATTTTAATATAGGATTCCAAACCGAGCATATACCAAGTGCGGTGGACTGTGTAAACGATGACCAAGGGGAACCTCTAACCTCGGCTGTAGCTGTGATATCGTCAGCGACTCTCCTTCCATGATAAGAGTCGCTTGAAAGAGGAAAATAATTAAACACTTATATAGAGAACATACTATTTATATAGAGAAGGGAATATACTATGGCTTTTTTAGATAACAGCGGCGATATCATTTTAGATGCCGTTTTAACTGATACTGGAAGGAAACGTTTAGCAAAAGGTGACGGGTCTTTCAAGATAACCAAATTTGCATTAGGTGATGATGAAATCAACTATAGGTTATATGATTACACTAACCCGAGCGGATCGGCTTATTATGATTTAGAAATTATGCAAACCCCCATTCTTGAGGCTTTTACCGATAACATGGCTCAACTACACTCTAAAATCGTAACAGTTCCTAGAACTAATTTACTGTATTTACCGGTAATGATGCTAAATCAAGTGGCAGAACAAAATGCCACCACCATGTCGAATGAGGGAGTATTCTATGTTGCAGCCGATTCCTCAACCGAAAATGCCCTCCCGGGTGTCACAGGACTTATTTTTGGGTCTAACCCGAGCGAAGGGGGTACTTATATTCGCGTCGATCAAGGCTTGGACACAACTCAGCTTGTGCCTACCCTTACTTTGGACGCCACCTTAGTGGAAACTCAATTTATGGTAGAAATGGACTCTCGCTTTGGATCAGTTATCAATGATAAAGGCCGCTATTTAGGCACTATTTCTTATATTGATGATGATATGGTAGCAAGTTATTATTTTTCTTTAGGAACCGATCCTAAATTTATAACTGATAATCCCTCTACCCAGATAATCGGTTCCCCTGGCCTCCAAGGCACCACTACCACACAAGTTATCAAAGGGCCTCGCGGAACTATTTTCAAATGCGGGATTCAGGCTTCTTTAGATTTACTTTCAAGCACATATTATTTTGATTTAGTAGGAAGCGAAAAAAATATTCCCACCCCAAATGGGCCCGTTACTTGCAATGTAATTGATACAAATTTGCGTATAACTGGTGTTACGACTGGATATCGATTAGATATTCCTATTCGATATCTAAAACTAAAAGATCAATGATTAAAAGGATCACAGAATGGCTACAGTATTTAAAAATTTATTAAGCAACGATGTTGCAACCACCCGGACGTTGCTCAACGAAGCTATCCCTATTACAGGAACTATTGTGTCTGGCACTTACAATGATGAAAATGTAAAGAATTACGCGCATGGCATGTTTCAAAGTGTATTTGATTACCCTGTTTTAAGTTCTTCGGCTAATCATATTTTTGATTTAACGTATGGATATGCTTCCACAGTAGGAACTGCCTCCAATTCTATGAATTCAAAAAAATTAAATATTTACAATCAAATGGCTCAAGTCTTGGTGGGATATGATACTAGCGGATCCGTTCGTATGTTCGACCGAGATGGAGATCTAACGGGTGGAGATAAATTAGAGGCATGTGTATTTATTAATTATGCGCGCCTCTTAACTAAGGACGAAATCAAGAAAGGATCTTATACTATAACTTTATCTTCCTCTGGTACCCCACAGGTGGTTACTCTGGGAGATTATGGCGCTCAAAATGATTATCGAGTTAACTCACCTGCCGGAGAATATGGGATTCTTTATACGGCTTCCTCTCCTATCGTGACGGGTTCGGGCGTTGGGCTACTCTATTATCAGGCCGGGATCGCAGTCATAAGTGCATCCACAGATATTATAGAATCAGCTTCCTTTTTTACCGGATCTTCGACAGCCTTTGGAACCGACGCGTGGAATATTTCAGGTACATGTGATTATATGCGCCATATTTGGATAAATAACTTTTTCAATAACACTACCGAGCTTAATTCTACTATTTATTTTTGTCGAGTCAATAATATGGAATTCAACTATTCTTCAAATCCCACTTATTTAAGTGGTAGTCGGATTAACGTGAAACAAAATAAGCATGACAATCCTATTTCTTATATCACAACTGTGGGACTTTATTCTGCTGATAATGAGTTATTGGCTGTAGCTAAAGTTTCCGAACCGCTCAAAAAAGATCCAACTAATGAGCTAACACTCCGCGTCCGACTTGATTATTGATACGGAGATGTCAGAATGCCTTTTAAAAAATTTGCATCAGACGATATTTTTTATAATGTCATCAAAACATATCCAAACATTCAGGTAGATGTCTATAATAGCCAAACCTATCTTCAAAATGAAAATTTAGTACCTGGCGTATTCGCTCCGAGCGTTCCTTGTGTGCCTACAGGATATGTTTCTCTTTATGAGATGAATGTGGACCGGAATCAAAGCGAAACTGGATTAATCTATCCTTTTATCGTAAAAAACGGTACCTTATCTAATTTTAAAACCATTTCTACAACTCAATTTGTTGAAGGGTTTCAATACGGGGATATCATAAGTAGCTCCTACCCTCTTTCAGCGAGTATCACACGAGAATACTGGCCCCAGGGTGCTGGTATGTTAGTTAAAACTCCATCTGGATGGACACTCACAGCCGGCCATCCTCGTCGACACCTTTACGCACTGGAAAATGTTTTAAATTATAATAAATATTTAAGTTATCATTATGCTTTTAGTTCCAGTTTAGGAGATAAAGCAGAACAACAGATGGCACTTATTTCTATTCCATCGATTTTTTATGGGGCTGGCATTAAAAAAGGCACCGTAGATCTTAAATTCTATATTTCAGGATCTCTGATCGGCCGACTGCAAGATAGTCTTCAAAATGGAGAATTAATCCAGACTACTGGTAGTGGATACGCGCAGAGTCAAGGATCTGGGTCAACAGCAGGCGTAGTCTTATATAATCAGGGGTTTATTATATTAACGGGAAGCTGGGCCCTTGAAAACGGGGTCACACGCAACTATCAAGGCGGCCCCCCTCTACAACCATCGTCATGGATATTTTTTGGAACTGGCATAGGCGGCCATGAGAGCACATCAGGCGGAGAAATCCCACCCGGAACTCTTCTTAGTTCTAGCTTCAGAATGGAGTTCGAAGGCACTCAATATGTCCCCACTATCACTATGTTTGCCAACGCAGACAAGGCGGAACTCAATTATTCTAATAATCCCACTTATCTCGTACATAGTCAATCTATGATTCCCAGTACAGGCTCATATATTTATGTCGAGCCCCAGTTAACTATTAAAAACACGGTACAAACTCCGTATCCTGACCCCACTGGATCTTTTAAAAAAATAACTTATATTTCTAAAATTGGAGTTTATGATAACATGGGGAATTTAATAGGGATCGCCTCAACGGCAACGCCAGTGAAAAAAACTGAAGACTTAGATTATACATTTAAATTAAAGTTGGATTTTTAAATGATATTAGGATTAGATGTAAGTACTAGCATCGTGGGGGTCTGTGTTCTAAAAAATGACAAAATTGTTCATACTGCATACATTGATTTGAGAAAAATAAAGAACTTTTTTGAGAAAGGGCAAGAAGTCGAGAATACTTTAAAGGATATAAAGAAAAATTTTAAAATTGAATACATTTATATTGAGCAAGCACTCATGTTCTTCCGCCGAGGAGGCTCGACTGCTAACACTATGTCAATTCTTCAACGATTTAATGGTATTGTATCCTGGATATGTTATAATGTATATGGTATGGAGCCGAATTATGTAACGCCGATCGGCGCTCGCTCTAAATGTGGCATAAAAGTCAAAAGAGGCGAAAAAGCTAAGGAAATTGTCATGAAGCATTTCATCGACAACGAAGATTTCGGTATTATCTATACCAAGAAAGGTAATATCCAGAAGTATTGTTATGATATCGGAGATGCCATTATTGTTGCACGTGCTGGGTATATTTTACAAGAAGGATTAAAAAAGGCTTGACAAAGCCTTTAAAATATGTTATATTAGTAACATGAATGAAAGGCTATCTATTCTCTCTAATATCCTTGGATCACATTTTCAAACGAACGATGAGCATTTGTTTTTTTGTCCTTATTGTAAGCACGAAAAGAGAAAATTTTCTGTCAATTTGAAAAGGAATGTCTATAAATGCTGGATATGTAACCAACGCGGCAGATCCCTTTATAGGGTCGTCAGGCGCTTTGGATCCTTCAATGAGCAGGAAGGTTGGAGAGCCCTCACCGGCGCGCCTAGAGAGGACCTAAGCCGCTTTGAAACCCTATTTGAGAGTGAAAAGCCAGATGAAATCATCCAGGTGGTGGACTTGCCAACAGACTTCAGAAGTTTGACACATAAAAAGCTGGATTCTTGTGGCAAAAAGGCGTTGCAATATTTAAAAAATCGAGGAATTGATAAGAAAGATATTCTGGGGTGGAAAGTTGGCTATTGTACATCGGGCCGCTATCGTGACAGAGTTATTTTCCCGTCTTTTAATGAGGACGGAAATGCAAATTATTTCGTGGCTAGATCGCTTACCGAAGGAGATTTTAAATATCTCAACCCGGCCGCCAGCCGTAATATTATTTTTAATGAGTTATACTTGAATTTCGAGAAAGAGATAACAATTGTCGAAGGTATTTTCGACGCAATGAAGGCTGAAAATGCCGTCCCAATCCTGGGATCAACTCTATCAGAATATTCTGTGCTTTTTAAGAAGATTATCAAGTATGATACACCGGTCCTTTTGGCTTTAGATAAAGACGCTGAATGGAAGGCAATTAAAATTAAACGTTTGTTATTAAAATATGGTATCGAAGTGAGAGAACTAGATTTGGAAGGGTATGAAGACGTTGGTGAAATGTCTAAAGATGAGTTTAAACGTTTATCATCTGTTGCTTCTTTTATTCAAGAAGAGAATATTCTTACATCTCTCTTTTCTAATATCAACTAGGAGAAAAAGTGAAATTTGCCCACATTGCAGATACACATATTCGTAATTTAAAATATCATTACGAATATAAAATTGTGTTTGATAAAATATATCAAACGTTAAGAGACGAAAATGTTGACTATATTGTCCATTGCGGCGACATAGCTCATACAAAGACCCAAATCAGTCCGGAATTCGTGGAGATGTGTACAAATTTCTTCCGTAGTTTGGCAGATATTGCACCAACTTATATTATTTTAGGGAACCATGACGGGAATTTAAAGAATTCTAGTCGACAAGATGCGTTAACACCTATTGTAGAAGCTCTCGATCATTTTAATCTTCATCTATTAAAGAATTCTGGAGAAGTCTCTTTGGAGGGAGATTTTGTGCTGAATGTTTTGTCAGTTTTTGATGAAGATAACTGGACGCAGCCAAGTGACCTAGATAAAATTAATATTGCCCTATATCATGGTTCTATTTCGGGTGTTAAAACCGATACTGGGTGGGTGATGCAGCATGGCGATCACCCGCTAGAAATTTTTACGGGTCTGGACTACGGGTTTCTTGGCGATATTCATAAAACTAATCAGTGTTTGGACGAGGGGGGATATATTCGCTATCCTGGCTCTACTATCCAACAAAACTTTGGTGAGACCAATGATAAAGGGTTCTTGATTTGGGAAATTGATAGCAAAGAAGACTTTACGTGCCGTCATATTCAGATTGACAATCCACGCCCGTTCATTACTATCGACTTAACATCCAAAGGTAAAATGCCCAAGAATGTTGAAAAAGCAATTCCACAAAAAGCTCGTTTGCGTCTTGTATCTCACAACAACCTTCCTTTGAACGTGATGCGTAAAGCAATAGAAATTGCGAAGAGCAAATTCAAGCCCGAAAGTGTTACTTTCTTAAATCGTGCTGCGGGGGACCATGCCAATGTAGATGAGCTTGCCTCTTCCTTACAAACTGAAGATCTTCGAGATATTATTGTCCAAGAAGACTTAATAAAAAAATATTTGAAAGATTTCGATCCATCAAAAAATTTGATGGAGAAAGTCCAACAACTAAATTTGAAGTATAATCAATTAGCCGAGGAAAACGAAGAAGTCTCTCGCAATATCAATTGGAAGTTGCGGGAAGTCGAGTGGGACAATCTCTTTAATTATGGGGAGGGAAATTCTATTAATTTTGATAATTTAAATGGAATTGTCGGGATTTTTGGGAAGAACTTTTCTGGGAAGTCTAGTATCATTGATTCAATTTTGTATACCATCTTCAACTCGACTTCTAAAAATGACAGGAAAAATCTAAATATCATTAATCAGAACACAGGCACCGGCCGAGGCCGTATAAAAATCTCTATTGGGGAAAATGATTATTTTGTTGAGCGAGAATCAGAAAAATATACGCGCAAGCTCAAGGGAGTCGTCACCGACGAGGCCCGGACTAATGTAGATTTTACGATGTATAACGCATCTACGGATAATATTCAAACCCTGAATGGGCTCACTCGGAATGATACGGATAAAAACATCCGTAAGACCTTCGGCACATTAGATGATTTTCTTTTTTCATCAATGTCTTCTCAACTGGGCGCCCTAGCTTTTATTAGCGAAGGGTCGACCCGCCGCAAAGAAATCCTAGCTAAATTCCTTGATTTGGAGTTTTTTGACAAGAAATTTAAATCAGCCAAAGAGGCAGTCGCTGACACACGTGGAGCGCTCAATAAATTAAAAGGCAGAGATTATGATGAAGAGCTTGGCGCCGCCGGCGCTGAGTTAGGTGGGTATAATACAAATCTTATTAAACAACAAGCGTCGTGCAACGAATATAATATTTCTATCCAAGAAAAAGTTCAACAACGGGCAGACATAGCCACCCAGATTGAATCTATCCCAGCAGAAATAATTGATGTTGTGATAGTTCGCACGGATTTGCGTGACACAAAGAACCAAATAATTTCTTTATCTGATACAAACCAGACATTACTCCTAGAAGGTGATGAAAAGAAAATACAATATCAAAAAATTATTGACTTTATCGAGAATTTTGATATTAAAAGCCTGCATGAAGATCAGGATAAGATTGATGAAATGGTCGCAGAAATGGAAGCAATAGAATTAGACTTGAATAGAGAAGAAGGAGATTTAGAGCGTAATATCAATAGAGTTCAACTGCTAAGCGGTATTCCGTGCGGCACAGAGTTCCCGACTTGTAAATTTATTAAAGATGCCTATGTCTCCCGAGCGACGATTCCAAGCAATAAACAAAAAATTGAGATTTTTGAAGATTCTATTGAAGATATAGCTGATCAAATTTCCCTAATTAATCCAGAACGCGTTGAAGAGCACATAAACAAATATAATCAGGTAGTTGAAAGGAAGAATACCCTATCTAATGACATAACTAATTCGGATTTAAGCGTAGAAAAGAACTCCTCTATTATTAAAGATTTAATGAGCCTGGTATTCTCTCTTGAAGAGAAGCTGACAGAATATGAGCTTAACAAAGAGGCCATTGAAAATTTGGAAAGCTTGCTTAAAAGGAAAAAGGCACTAAAGTGGGAAGCAACTAAATTAAAACGTTCCTACGACACGTGTCAGGAGTCTGTGTTAGCTCTTTATAAGACCATAGGTTCTTACGAGCAAAAAATAGAAAATATCAAAGAACAAAAGCAACAATTCACGGATTTACGTGACGAATATTCGGCTTATGATCTTTATTTGCGGTGCATGCACCCTAACGGAATTGCTTATGATATTACCAAAAAACGACTTCCGATCATTAACGAAGAGATAGCCAAGATTTTGGCGAATATTGTTGATTTTGAAATATTTTTCGAAGATGACGGTAAAAAATTAAATATTTTTATAAAACATCCAGAGTATAACCCGCGCCCCTTAGAAATGGGATCTGGCGCCGAAAAAACAATCGCTGCGGTCGCTATTCGTTTGGCTTTATTATCGGTTTCGAGTTTGCCTAAATCAGATATTTTTGTTTTAGATGAACCCGGTACAGCCCTAGATGAAGAAAATATGCAAGGTTTTATTGATATTTTAGATCTAATTAAATCGTATTTTAAAACGGTTTTGTTGATTTCCCACGTCGATTCTTTAAAAGATTGTGTAGATATGCAAATCACTATTGATAAAAAAGAAGGTTATGCTTTCGTTCAACAGTAACCAAACTAATTATAGGCCAAGGGAGGATATATGACAATGACTAAAGTAGCAAAAGGTCTTTTAGACCGCATTCTAGAAAAAATGGTTTCACGAAAACTATTGGTATGGGGGACAGCAACAGCTTTAATGTTCACCGCTCATATTGATAGTGGAGATTGGCTTATTCTAAGCGCATTATATATCGGTGGCCAATCCGTAATTGATGCAATCGTAAAACTTAAAGGGGGGGCATGATAAATATTAATTTTGGAGATATTATAACCGGAGTTGGCAAGCTTTTAGCCAAATATTGGCAAACTATCGCTTTGGTTGGATTGGTAGGTTTTTTATTTTTTTCACGCAATAACTATTCGGCTTTGAAAAATAGTTTTGACGTGGCCGTGCTTTCTTATGAAAACGAGATAGAGATTATGAAGGTCCTTTACGCCGAAGAACTAGCGCTGCGAGATGATACTTTGAAAAGTTATGAAGAAACATTAAATCAACTTAAGGAGGATTATAATAATACCAGCCAAGACTTGGCAGAAGCTAGAAAAGACCGAGTAGAAACCCATGTACGAGATTTTGAAAAGCAACCGGAAGTGTTGGCTGACAAAATTTCCGAAATATTTGGATTAGAATATGTGGAATAATTTTATTAAAACATTTTTAATTTTTATTCTTTTTACAACTGGTGCCTACGCATCAGATGGACAATTTACATTCGTACAACAGGGCAATGAAGTTCCATTTACTGGAACTCTTTTAAATCCCACAGCTACAGCGAAAATTTTGACTGATTATGAATTTTTGAAAGAAGATTATGATTTAGAATTAGCTTATCGTTTGGCGGTCCAAAAGGAAGAATATGATTTTGAGGTGGACCAATTGAATATTACCATCCGCTTCCGGAAGGAACACTATGAAGCATCATTGGCTATCTACGATGCTCAAGTCGAAGATTTGAGAAAAATAATTGCCAAAAAACCAAGTAAAGTAGCTACGGGATTTATAGTCGTGGGGGGTTTTGCAATAGGGGTGTTAACTTCGGTCGCTATTGTTTATGCTGTTGATGGGAAATGAGTAAAAAAATAAATAAAATTGCCCAATTTGAAAAAGCTATTTCACAAAGATATGGTGAGGAGGTGGTGGCCTCCCCCAAAAAAGATTGGACCGACAAAAAAGAAAAAGAATATCAAGAACAAATAAAAGAAGTATATCTCCAAGAAAGGCGTATTGATAGTACAACGGATAAAATAGAAGTTGATGGCTTTTTAGTCTCCAAAAAACTACTTAATAGAGACAATAATCGAAGTTGTCCAGTTTGTGGGATTTATTCATTTGAAATTAGAGATAATATTTATATGATTAAATTTGATTGTTGTTTCAAATGTTATATTCAATGGGTAGAAGATCGTGAAGACCGATGGAAATCGGGATGGCGCCCCGAAAAGGAAAAATAAAATGAAACTTACAAAATCATATTTGAGAAAAATCATAAAAGAAGAGTTGGGGCATATTTTATCGGAGTTCAATGATGATCCCGATCACGACGATGGTGACGAAGGCCGAGGCGAGGATCCTGAGAGAGATGCCCGTTGGGACAAAGTTGTCGCAGACCGCGATGCGGAGTACAAGCGAAACCCACCCGAACTTGGTATGAAGGGAGCTATTGCCCGCCGGAAGAAATATAATGCCGAAAAGGCCGCACCTCGCCAAGAGGGACTTCGCAGACGCCCCAAACGACAAACAAGGAAACGTAAGTAATGACTACAACACTAGAAATTATACAAGGTATCAATCAAGCAGCCGCAAATGCTTATGATGGAGCCCATGATGAACGATTTGTTCCTGATGGAGAAACTAAGAAAGTGGGCTTAAGTCGAGAAGAGGGATGCCCGATCATTGATAGCCGAGTTATTGATGGATTCAAGGTTAAATTTATTGGAGATAGACTTCAGATTAATTATGAAGCGGATATCCGCCTTAAAGATGTTTATGCCAAAGGCTTCGAAGAAGAATGTGAACGCCGAATTGAAGGAATCGCAGACTTTTTAAAAAAAGAATTTAAAACTATTACTGGTAAACAGTTGAGGTTGTCACCAGAAGGTGAAGCTGTGTGTTTTGTTCAGAATACTTCCAGAGTACGAACTTTTGTTATGGCCCACAAACTTTTTAAAATTGGGGGCCTAAAAGGCGTAGCAACGTTAGGAGAAAGTATAACCGACCCCTTAGCTGTCAACTATTATGAGTTCCTTCAAGAAGGCGGGTTTGGTGGCACCCGTGATAAATAATGACTTACACTCTTTCAAAAAAAGAGATAGTGACCGAGATTATAACATGCGGTAAGGACCCTAATTATTTTATAAATAATTATGCTAGGATTTCTCATCCTTTGCATGGGTTAATCCCCTTTAAAACTTATCCCTATCAAACGGAATTACTGGCGGATTTTAATGATTATCGATTCACTGTCATTCTCAAGGCGCGCCAGTTGGGCATATCCACGATTGCAGCTGCCTATATTGTATGGATGATGATGTTCCACCGCGATAAGAATATTCTCGTAATGGCCACTAAATTTAAGACAGCATCCAATCTTGTCAAGAAAGTTAAAGCTATTTTAAAAAATTTACCCCCTTGGCTTGTTATAGCGGAGATTAGTATCGATAACCGCGCCTCTTTTGAGTTGTCTAATGGATCACAGATTCAAGCGGCATCTACTTCTGGAGATGCCGGCCGATCGGAAGCTTTATCATTATTAGTTATTGATGAGGCTGCTCATATCGATAATTTAGATGAGTTATGGGCCGGCCTCTATCCCACCATTTCAACAGGCGGCCGTGTCATTGCTTTGTCTACTCCGAACGGGGTAGGCAACTGGTTTCATAAGACATATACAGAGGCGACAGAAGGAAATAATGATTTTCATCCTTTGGAACTCCTGTGGGATATCCACCCCGAACGCGACGAGGAATGGTTCCAAAAAGAAACCAGAAACATGTCGCGCCGAGAAATTGCTCAAGAATTAGAATGTAATTTCAATACTTCTGGAGAAACTGTCATACATCCCGAGGATATTGCACACCTGACTACGATGGCGAAAGCTCCCAAATATAAAACTTCTTTTGATCGCAATATGTGGATTTGGGAAGAATATAAACCGGAGAACTCCTATCTTTTGGTGGGGGATGTAGCCCGAGGAGACGGTGTTGACTATTCGGTTTTCCATATAATTAAATTAGAAACGATGGAAGTGGTAGTAGAATATCAGGGAAAGCCGACTTTAGATATGTTTTCCAATATTCTTTTCCAGGCGGCCAAAGAATATGGGAATTGCTTACTCGTCGTTGAAAACGTAGGTATAGGCATTTCAGTTTTGGAAAAATTAAATGAGCTAGGATATTCTAATCTTTATTATTCTATCAAGGGAACCCACGAATTTATTGAAAGTTACCGTGGAGAAAATCAACCTAACGCAGTATTAGGATTTACCACTTCAAGTAAAACGCGCCCCCTAATTGTCGCAAAATTAGAAGAATTTATAAGAAACAAACTAATTAATGTATATTCAATGCGACTAATCAATGAGTTAAAAACGTTTATTTGGCACAACGGTAAGCCACAAGCAATGAGAAGTTATAATGATGATCTTGTTATCTCTCTAGCAATAGCATGTTGGGTCCGCGACACAGCCCTAACTGTTAATCAACAAGAGCTAGAATATACAAAGGCATGCTTAAATTCAATGGTACAAGTTAATACTAGAATCAACACCACAATGCCAGGAATGGAAGGATATAACCGCCAAGAAGCTGTAGATGAAAAACTCTTTCAATTTAAAGAAGATTATAAACAGTATTCATGGCTCATTAAAGGATAAAAAATGGCAGACAGCACAAAAAACAATCCCGCTAACCCCCAATCAGAACTATTTCGACGGCTAACTAGACTTTTTTCGGGCCCAATTACTAATTGGCGCACCCAACAGAATCGTAAAATTCGTCGTACTTCTCTAGATCGATATGCTACAGAATTCAGATCGGCATCGGGTCAGCAATTCCGGAAATCGGAGTATAGTCCTTTTGATGTCATGCATTCTAAAATCATGGCACAACAAAACCGTGCCGAACGATACACAGATTATGAACAAATGGAATATATGCCAGAACTGGCTTCGGGTTTAGACATTTATGCCGATGAAATGACTACTCACTCATCGCTAGAATCTATGTTACATATTAAATGCCCTAATGAAGAAATACGTGCAGTACTACACTCTCTTTATACAAATGTGCTTAATCTAGAACATAATTTGTTTGGTTGGTGCCGGTCCATGGTTAAATTCGGAGACTTTATGCTTTATTTGGATATTGATGAACGTTTGGGGATTAAACAGGCAATCGCTCTTCCTATAAAAGAAGTAGAACGTCTCGAAGGCGAAGATCCAACAAATCCTCAATATATCCAATATCAATGGAACTCGGCTGGTATGACTTTCGAAAATTGGCAAGTGGCCCATTTCCGTATTTTAGGAAATGATAAATATGCCCCCTATGGGACCTCTGTTTTAGAGGGCGGCCGCCGTATCTGGCGCCAACTCGTTCTAATGGAGGATGCAATGATGGCCTACCGAATTGTGCGCTCCGCAGAACGAAGAGTTTTTTATATGGATGTAGGAAATATTGCCCCGCAAGATGTAGAACAGTATATCCAAAAAACTATTACAGCCATGAAAAGGAATCAAGTGGTAGATTCTAATACTGGACGCGTGGATCTTAGATATAACCCTTTGTCTGTGGAAGAAGACTTTTTTGTTCCTATCCGTGGCAACGATTCATCAAAAATTGAACAACTTGCAGGCGGCGCCTTTACGGGCGATATAGATGATGTTAAATATTTGCGTGATAAACTTTTCGCAGCCATTAAAATACCTCCTGCGTATTTATCTGCCGACCGGGAATCATCCGAAGATCAAACTACTTTGGCTCAAAAAGATGTACGTTTTTCGAGAACTGTTCAGAGACTACAAAGAGCGGTTATTTCGGAACTGGAAAAAATAGGCATCGTGCATCTCTATACATTGGGATTTCGAGGAGATGATTTAGTTAGTTTTCGATTAAAACTTAATAATCCTTCGAAAATTGCCGAATTACAAGAAATGGAACATTGGAAAGCCAAGTTCGAAATTGCCGGAGGAGCGACAGAAAATTTCTTTTCAAGGCGCTGGGTTTCTGAACATATTTTTGGGCTTTCAGAAGAGGAATTTTTAAGGAATCAGCGTGAGATCTTTTTTGATCGCAAATACGAAGCCCAAGTGAATGCGGCCGCTGAATCTATGGCAGAATCAGAGGCTTTCGCGGGGTCCGCCGGCGAGGGGTTATCCGCAGATCTAGGAGGAGGCCTTGGCGATGACATGGGCCTGGAAGGAGGAGATCTTGGAGGAGACTTAGAAGGAGGAGACCTTGGTGTCGACCCCGCTGCCGCCACCGACGCAACGGGAGGTGATGAAGACACTACGCTTTTGGCCGCCCCGCCGGCCAAACGCGACTCTGAGACAGGGAAGGTACTTACCCATAAGTCAACAAGACCATCAGCAAAGGGCCACACATATACATCAGTTAAACATGCATCTGGTGATGGCAGAAACGGGCGCCCCCAAAATTACCGAGCAAAGGGGATCCCAAAACCAAAAACGTGGTTACCGGGTTCTCCTGGGTTAAAGAGTTTGGGAAAAGGGATTTACGAACACCAGGAATCTACTTATAATCAAGAAGAGGATCTATTATTCGAAGCTTCCAACGAAGTAAAAACTTTAATAGCAGAGTTAAGTAATCTGGAGATTAAGATAAATGAAGATGAAGCATAATAAAAAACGTAATACGGCTTTTATTTTTGAAGTATTGGTGAGGGAACTCACTAAATCTATTATCGAAAAAGATGCCAAGCAAAAGAAGATTATTTTATCTCTTATTAAAGAAAATTTTAAAAGCAACAGCGCGCTGGGCCGGGAGCTAGAACTTTATAAAGCTCTCTTAGAGACGCAGGGTATAGAAATAGATGTGGCCGAAAAACTTATTTTTGAATGCAGAATGCAGCGCTGTACTATTGATCACAAGCAACTATTTTGTGAACAAACTACACTCATCAGTAAAATTAATAAACATATTTCCAAGAGCGCTTTTACTATTTTTCTCCCCAACTATCGTAATGTGGCTAGTGTTTATCAAATCTTTAATCCAAACACTAAAACCAAACAGAGGGTTCTTCTAGAAAAACAAATTATAAATCAAATGGTAATCAAAGAGAACAAAGAGGAACAACTCCTACAGCCGATTAGCAATTTAACTTTAAAGACATTTGTCAAAAACTTTAATCATAAATATGCGGATGGTCTCATAAATGAGCAAAAAAAGTTACTCCATAAATATATTTCTTCTTTCCACGACGGGGGGACGGAAATGCGTGTATTTCTGAATGAAGAGATAGAGCGCCTTAAAATAGAAATACAACACTCTCTCAAACTTGAAGAAATCCAAAACGATTCAGATATGTTTCAAAAAACGAAAGATGTTTTAAATATTTTGAATAATACTTCCAAACGTCCCATAGATAGCCCGTTGATTCAAGATATTTTGAAGATTCAGAATTTAGTAAAGGAAATCAAGCACTGATGGCTATCACAATCAAAGTCGGAAGAAAAAAAGAAGAAATAACTCTTAAATTAGAAGCGCGCCGAACCTTGGATGGAAATATACTCATTTATGATCATGATGATATGGATATCGCGCTGCTTTTAAAAGAAAAGAAAATTTTGACTTTCCCTAAAGAAAAGGCAACCGATACACTTTATGATTCTCAAAATAGATTATTTGAATTTTTACGAAAAAAGGGACTCATTATTTTAGATTCAATTCGAGGAGGTAATATCTTCGGGTCTATAGAAGCTATGATAGCAGAGTCTATAAATGAAGATTACGATACGGTAAGTTATCTTCTATATGGAATTTCCGAGTTCATAGAACACGAAAAACCATATATGGATTATATTAAAGATTACGAACAAATGATGGATGACTATCTTACAGAGCCAACGGAGGAAGACTCCACTGAACTAGGTGAAGTCCCCCAGATGGCCCAGAAGGGGACAATACGCCCCGGATATAACTACGCTCCCTATTGGATGAGTTATATGCTTGAAAACCAAAAGAAAAAATAATGTCTCTTCTTTACTTTGTGTTAACGGCCTATGGTTTAACTCAACTTCTCTGTTATGGAAAGATCTTTGGCAAGATTAGACCGGAAGGATATTTTTGGAGATGCCCAATGTGCATCGGTTTTTGGGTTGGAGTCTTTTTGTGCGGTATAAACCCTTTCACAGAACTATTTACCTATGAACTTACAGTTATAAATTTTTTAATTTGTGGGTGGATAAGTTCAGGAACTTCATATATTTTAAATATGATTTTCGGTGATTGTGGCTTTAACATACATCACCAGAAAGGGGGTGATTAGAAAATGTTAGAAACGTTAAAAAGATGGATGCTCCAGCCAGTTCGTCTATGCAAAAACGGCTGTATGCCCGCGCGGGTGGCGCCCGCATTTTAATTTAAAGGAAATAGAGACATGTCTAAAGTTTTGCTCAGAGAATATTATGAACTTTGTGATGGCGGCATTTGTCAGGATTTATTAACTGAATCCGAGAAGGCCGAAGTCGCCAATGGAGGAATGTATCTTGTGGGCATGCTTCAATGTGGAGATACCAAAAATGGAAATGGCCGAGTATACCCTACCAAAGTTTTGGCAAGAGAAATTAAAAATTATCAAAAATTAGTTGATGAGAATCGCGCTTTGGGAGAATTAGATCACCCGGATGATTCTGTCATTAATCTTAAAAATGCTTCTCATATGATTGTCAATATTTTTATGGATGGACCCAAAGTAATGGGGAAAGCTAAAGTTTTGGATACACCCTCCGGAAAAATTCTCCGGTCACTTGTTGATTCTGGAGTTAAGCTGGGTATATCATCGCGGGGATTAGGGTCAGTTCATGAAGGCCGCGAAGGGACAATTGTAGAAGAGGATTTCCAACTTATTTGTTTTGACTTCGTTTCCGAACCGTCTACCCCCAACGCATATATGGAGTTGCGTGAAGGGAAAACTCTATCAGAACCCAATATTTTTACCAAAGCTGACCGAATTAATCGAGCTTTGAATAATGTGTTGGGGAATAAATAAATGAGCAAACTGTGGTGCAGCTTTGATAAGCACAAGCTTATGACGGAAAACTGGCGCGAATTTATCCAAGAGGAAGAGGGGTCGACCGTTATTGGGGATGCTGACGAATTAATGAAGTTAAATTTGAGAAATTTTATTGATCAAGTACAGCTTAAACCGAATCAAGCCGCCATACTGAACGGATTGGGCGACGGCGCCCTGAATGATGATAAATTTACTGTAGAGAGTGTCATTGTGACGTGCCGCGATTTGCGCCCAACACAAAATGAAGTTGTGATGTCAAAATCTCTGGAATACCCCCTGGTCCATGCCGGAGATTTTATAAAATACACTTCCAGCAATGGCCCTTTTAAGGTAGGTCCACCCGGAAACGACGCCATCATTACTTTTGGGGGCAAATATGTTATCGATGGTCACCATAGATGGTCGGCTTTATATTGTTGCAACCCCGACGCACAGTTACATGCATTTAATATTAGCAAACCGGGTGAAACAGCCGATGACGTGCTCAAGGGAGCCCAAGCGGCTATTATGCACGCGTTGGGTCGCATACCGGCCAACAAAGGAGGGGGCATCAACCTTTTCACTGTTGACCAAAAGACAGTTTTGGAGTATGTCCACATGCTGCTCAAGAAACATCCTAAAAGTGCCCAAACCCTTCACAAATATTTAGAAGAAAAGGGAGTTTTGAAAGAATACCGCCAAATGGGGACACAGTTAGTTTTTAAACCTCTGACAACCCGCGTAATATGGCCCAATATTAAAGTTTTAAAGACAGAAAGTCCCCCAATGGACTCGGCAACTAGCCGACCATTCATGCCCCAAACTGATATGGTAGGAGGAGTGGTAGCCGGCGGTGAAACCCCAGCAGCTTTGGAACCCTTAGTGAGGGGAATAATAAATACCGAAAAACCATTCCGGAAAGGCCGGCGAGGCTCGTCAATCAACCTGAATCGATTAAAAGGCCAAAAAAAGTAGCAGAATATAAGGAAAGGATTTAAGATGAAAAGAAGCGAATTAAAAAAGGTTTTAAAACCTCTTATCAAAGAATGTATCAAAGAAGTTATCTTTGAAGAGGGCGTCTTGTCGGGACTTATAAGCGAGGTGGTTCAAGGTTTGGCCGGCCAACAAATGCTCACAGAAACTACCCATGTGTTATCACAACAAAATCCTCCCGCCGCTCAATATCAGCAAGAGGAGGTAGATCCTCATCTTCACGAAGAACTCGAAGAAAGAAAAAGAAAATTAGAAGAATCTATGGGATCTCAATTCTCTGGTATTTTAGACAATACCCAACCTTTATCCAAGGGCGGGTCTCTAAACGAATCACCGTCCCAAAGTCCCCTGTCGGCTTATGCCCCTAATGACCCGGGCGTAGATATATCCGACCTCGTGCAGATGGCTGGGGGGCAGAATTGGAAACATATGATTTAAGAGTGACTAAAGGTAATATTAGTCAGTTATTTTTAGCAAGGAGAAACCAATGGCAAAAAAACCTGCACACGTTTTAGTGAGCCCCCGAGGTCGTAATGATACTCCTCAACGGATGATTAAACGATTTATAAAAAAAGTTAAAAAATATAAAATAATAGAAAAATGTAGAGAAACGATGCGATACGAAAAACCTTCTGAAAAGAGGCGTAGACAGCGGAAAAATCGCGACAGACTTATTAAAAAAGCGAATGAAGAGAATAAAGAAAAACAACCAACTAATTATAATAGAAAGAACTAGGAGATCTCCAAATGGCAACCAATAGCTATAAAAGCGGCCTCGGAAACGCGGCATCTTATCAGGTTTCGGGCCTGCCTTGGGTCTCTGGAGCAATCGATGTCGCGGCCGAAGTGGCTGCTAGCGGAGGCCCCATGCTGGTTCAATTCCCATATGTCACACAATGGCTTACCATCCATAACCATGATACAGCGAATGATTGTTTCATGGCTTTTGTCTCGGGAGGTCTGCCATCCGCCGGCGGGACTAACTTTATAAAAATAAACGATGCAGGCCCAACACATCCAAACTCGCCCACTCCACTGCGCTGGAAAGTTACTGAAATATGGATAGAGGGGCCATCGACAGATATTGATATTTTAGCCGGCCTCACCGGAATTTCACCAACTCAGATTTTTGAAAATTGGAGCGGTAGTGCAGGCGTTGGGTAATTCAAAGGAGCAAGGATAAATGGCAACCAATAGCTATAAAAGCGGGCTTGGAAACGCGGCCTCTTATCAGGTTTCAGCACTCCCTTTCATTTCGGGTGCAATAGACGTAAATGCGGAATCAACAGCCGGCACTGTACCGTTTAGAGTTTCTTTCCCATATGTCACACAATGGATTACCATCCATAACCATGATAATACGCTCGGTCATAATGTTTTCATGGCTTTTGTTTCTGGCGGTCTCCCATCGCAAGGTGGCACTAACTTTATTAAAGTTATTGACGCTGGCAACCCGGGCCCGCCCAATTCACCGCCGCCATTATATTGGAAAGTTACTGAAATCTGGCTAGAGGGAACAGCTGATGAAGTTGATATCGTTGCAGGCCTCACCGGAATTTCACCAACTCAGATTTTTGAAAATTGGAGCGGAAGCTCGGGAGTCGGGTAAGTCGCAGAGAGAATGCGGGAAACCTCCCATAAAAAGGGTCATTTGCTTTTTATAAACACTATTTATTGATGAACAAATTTCCAGAGGGAACTCATTAATGTTATCATTACTAGACCAGGCTATTGTGGACGCCGGCGCTCTCAAAGAGGCAGCTATTAAAAATGCTGAAGCCGCAGTTATCGAAAAATATGCGCCGGATATTAAAAGGGCGGTGGAAACTCTTCTAGAACAAGAAGATGGTGACGAATTCAATATGGGATTGGGAGCTGATGAAGAGGCTTTAGAGGTTGACAGCGAAGATGGGCTGGAAAACTCAGAAATAGTAGACGAAATACCCCTAGCCATTTCCCCCGAAAAAGAAACGGATGTAATCGAGTTAGATCTAGGAGAATTAAGCAAATTGGCTGATAAATTAACAGCCGATGAAATGGGCAATCAAATGTCCCATAAGGTCGCAGCACCAGATGACCCCGAAGGTATGCGTCCCCCTCCTTCTCACGATGACTCTAGTCCAGAAAGTGTTCCTGTGCCTATCTCTCTGGAAGAAGAAGAAGAAATGGATATAGATGAGCTTCTGGAAGAATTAATAGTTGATATAGATCCTAAAAGTATCGGAACCGGGAAATTTACACCCGATGGTATCTTAGATTACCAGGAACAATTAAAATTAGCTCATATGGCTGGCACCCAAACCCAAGCCGAGCTAGAAGAATTACGAAGTGCGATCGAGCGTTTAGCAGAAGAGAGAAATAATATTATTTCTAAAAATAAAAAGCTGCTTAGGACGGTTCGAAGCCTTCAAGAAAAGTTTGAAAAAGTTAACCTCTCAAATGCGAGGTTGCTTTACACGAATCGAGTTTTGACAAATAACTCCCTGAATGAGCGACAAAAAATGAAAATTGTTGAATCTTTGTCAGCCGCCGATTCAATCGAAGAAGCCAAGGTAATCTTTGAAACCCTTCAAAGCGCTGTGGGCAGCATCCATCAACGGAAGCCGCCACAATCACTGCGCGAAGCTATTCATCGACCCTCCAACGTTTCTTTGAGACGAGAGCCGAAATCAGCAGAGAGTCCAGAAGTGTCTCGAATGCAGATTTTAGCAGGCATTAAGAAAAATGAACAACAATAAAGGAGAATTTTACAATGTCAGTACTTAAAAAGCTAACTGAAGGCATTGTTCGTCGCGATCTTTCTAAGGACGGTGAAGCACTTTTAAATAAGTGGAAACGCACTGGTCTTTTGGAGGGCATTCAACACGATCGAGGCCAACATGGAATGGCAGTCTTGCTTGAGAACCAAGCAAAGGAACTTCTTCGTGAAACCAGCACTATGGCTGGTGGAAGCGTGGAGGGTTTTGCATCTGTTGCATTCCCAATCGTCCGTCGAGTCTTCGGCGGCCTAATTGCTAACGATCTCGTTAGCGTTCAGCCCATGAGTTTACCCTCTGGTCTGATCTTCTTCCTAGATTTTACCGTGGACACCCTTACGGGCGCCGCACGTCTAGGATATCCAGATGGATCATCCATTTATGGTCAAGGGGCAATCGGCTCCCAGATCACGGGTGGCGTTTCGCTCAGAGGAGCCCTCGCGGAAGAAAGCTTTTATTCTTTGAATAATGGTTATTCCTCTCCTACGGGTTCTTCCGTCGGCCTTAACTTTGCAGTTGTGGCCTCGGGTACAGTTGGTAATGCGGGCACCTGGACTTCAACTACAACCGCTGGTACCACGTTCGCTGGTACTGGATATGGAACTTTGCAGGATGCATTAGTTCGCTTTGATCCTGATTTGAGTGGATCCAACGTCGCTGTGGCTTTGGGTACTCTTGCTCAGTTCCAAGGTGGCGCATTGATTTCACCGCACGTTCCTGACGGGCAGTTGAATGTAAAGGATTATATTACCATTACAATCACCAACCTCACCAACCCGGTTAATCCCCAGGATACAGGTCAGCAAGTTCGTCGATTGACGCGAGATGACTTGGATGGTGTTGCCCCGACAACCAATATTGCTACCGATCTCTATTTCGTTTGCGCAGCAACCGGTTCAGAGTTAACAACTGACCTTTCCCGTTCTTTGGACAATGCGTCTCAAGGTTCATGGGCAGTTGAAGATGACTTCCAGCAAGGTGGTGCTTTAGGCGCTATTGTAGGTGACCCTGCATGGGGCTTGGAAGACAACGAGCGCATCCCCGAGATTAACATTCGAGTTGATTCCGTGGCTGTTACAGCAATGACCAAAAAGCTCAAAGCTAAGTGGACGCCAGAATTGGCTCAAGACTTGAATGCGTATCACAATCTCGATGCCGAGGTTGAGTTAACGTCTATCCTGTCCGAGCAAATTGCGCTGGAGATCGATCAAGAGATTCTCGAAGATCTGGTCAAGGGTGCAACCGCTGCTACTCTGTTTTGGTCACGTCTTCCTGGTAAGTTCGTGGATCGTGAGCGAGGTACCGTTATTAACGCTGCCGGCGCGCAACCATTCCCAGATTTCACGGGTAATGTAAGTGAGTGGTATGAAACCCTCGCTGAAACTATCAATGATGTCTCAGCACAAATCCATCGCAAAACTTTGCGAGGCGGTGCCAACTTCGTGGTGACCTCGCCGGAAGTTGCCAACATTCTTGAGTTTACGGCAGGATTCCGTGGGCAGGTTACTCATGACGACGATCGAGGTTCCATTGGAACCGTTAAGGTCGGAAATCTGAGCAAGAAGTGGGATGTATATGTAGATCCTTATTTCCCCCGGAACGTTGTTCTGGTAGGTCGTAAGGGATCTTCTTTCCTCGAAAGCGGATATGTATACGCGCCATATGTGCCACTCCAGATGACTCCGACCATTTTTGGACCGGAAGACTTTGTGCCGCGTAAGGGTGTTATGACTCGTTACGCCAAGAAGATGGTTCGACCAGATATGTATGGTCTTGTCGTTGTAGAGGATTTGCTAGGTTAGTGAAATAGGCTAGTTAAAAAACTTAAATATATACCCTCCTCTGGAAACAGAGGGGGGTTTTGTGTATATAAAAACTATTTAAAGATGGAGGAACCTATATGGCACTACCCGTTTTAACCCCTATAAGTCAGATGAGCAAATCTATTTTGCCTATCACTGGCACCGCTGCGAATGTTGGAACCACACTCCCTCTCTCTATTTATGGAGTCGTGGGAGAATCCTTATATGACGCAAACTTCGTTTCCGGCGCGGTAGACCAGGTGGCCTATACTTATAAAAAACTAGGAGGAGATGTTTTAGATATCGAACTCAAGGAAGGTAATGTATATGCTAATTATCAGGAAGCAGTTCTCGAATACAGTTATCTAGTGAACCTTCATCAGACAAAAAATGTTCTTTCTGATGTTTTGGGTCAACAGACAGGGACTTTCGATCAAGATGGTCAGCTTCTCACCGGGCCCGCAGGTGTTAACCTAAAATTCCCTCGCTTTACTTTCCAATATTCTCGCAGAGTTGGCGATGGCTATTCTCATGAGGCTGGGTTCGGAGGAACTATTCCGATCTATTCGGCTTCTTTTAATCTGCGTCAAAATATTCAAGATTATGATTTACAAGCTATTATTTCGCAATCTGCTACAAGTCCAACCTCAGACTTTTTTGGGGTGGTTGGAGATAAACGATGTATCATCCGCAAAGTTTATTTTAAAACGCCTCAAGCAATGTGGCGCTTTTTCGGATATTATGGCGGATTAAATGTAGTGGGTAACCTTTTGTATTATGGTCAATATACTGACGATTCTACTTTCGAAATTATTCCGGTGTGGCAAAATAAACTTCAAGCCATGGCCTATGAAGATCACTTATGGACACGATTATCTCATTATTCATATGAGCTAAAAGACACAAGATTAAGAATTTTTCCTACACCTCAAGTCATCGATACCTATAATAAAATGTGGGTTGACTTTAATGTCGAGCCAAATGCTTGGGAGAACGACAATGCCTATGATATGGGGATTGATGGAATAAATAACTTAAATACAATCCCTTTTGATAATATACCTTATGAAAATATTAATGCTATTGGTAAACAATGGATCCGCCGATTCTCTTTAGCTTTATCTAAAGAAACATTGGGACAGATCAGAGGAAAGTTTTCTTCTATTCCTATTCCCGGAAACGATACTCAATTGAACGCCACTGAACTTTTGGGCCAAGCCGCGACCGAACAAACAGCTTTGAGAGATGAACTGAAAGAAATTTTAGAACAAGTTACATATAATCAACTTATGAAAGATGACGCAGAAATAGCCGGATCGGTGGAGGCGATTTTTAAAGAAATCCCCATGCTTATTTATCAAGGATAATCTAATACATGGCAAATGACGATGAATGGAACGATGGCCCTCGCAAACCCAACCCCGATCAGGGGAAGTGGGAACAGCCCGAAGCCCCCCCTCCACCTCTCTTTTTGGGAGAAAAAGAAAGAAATTTAGTTAAACAGGTTAACGATGAATTGCTCGAAAGAGTGATAGGCCAACAAATAGTTTACTACCCGATTTCCCGAGATAAAAGTAACTATCATTCGCTTTACGGGGAAGCCATCGAAAAAAGTTTTTTATCCCCCGTTAGAGTTTATGCTTTAATTGAGTGGCCAGATGCAACTACAGTTTATGCAGATAATATGGGGTTGGATAAGGAGTGGCATTTAACTATTCATTTCCATCGTAGACGGTTATGTGAGGATCAAGATACCTTCGTCCGCGAAGGAGATTTTATTTTATATGGGGAAACTTTGTATGAGATTACTAAAACATCTCTACCGCGTATGCTTTTTGGGCAAGTCGAGCATGCATTTGAAATATCGGCCGTCTGCCTAATGGCTAGAGAGGGACTTTTTGATGCCCAGTGAAAAAGAAAAATATAAAGGTTATCGGGAATATTTTACAGATGATAAAATAGCTGTACAGGATGAAAATCCGCAGCAAGTAGTGCAGCCCATGGCGCTTACCCCCTCAACTATTGAAACCATAGATAGAGCCCTCTTCAACTGGGTTAAGAGTGATTTAGATATCTTTGCTACCACCAATAAAGGGTGGAAAAAAGTAAATCTTATATGGGTAGCCAATGAAAGAGCATTCCAAATAAAAGATAACAAAGATATGCGGGATGCGAACGGGCGCCTGATACTCCCTTTAATGACCGTCAATAGAACCTCGCTTATTAAAGACCCAAATATGAAGGGAGTGGCTTGGGCTCATATCCCTCCCAAAAACGATGCCCAAGGGGGAGCGGTTCCATATGCGCGCAGGATCAATCCAGATAAAACTTCTAACTTTAATAATGCTGACGCAAATAAATTAACGAAAGGGAGGGATGAGAATTTTCCTCTCCCGAAGACTAAAACTGTTTATGATACTTTATATTCCCCGATGCCCGTGTATGTGGTGGCCAACTATGAGCTTATTTTGCATGCGGAATATCAGCAACAATTAAATGAAATGTTTTCTCCTCTTATGGTACGAACTGGCCAAATTAGTAACTTTTTTATTGAATGGGATGGTCACCGGTTTGAAGGCTTCATAGAGGGAGACTTCGGAATCGAGAATAATACTTCTAATCTCGGAGATGAAGAGAGGATCTATAAAGCCACTATCAATTTAAAAATATTGGCTTATTTGCTCGGCGCTGGAAAAAACGAGCGCCGTCCATCGTATGCTACTCGGGAATCTTTCGTACAAGTTCAGATCCCTCGTGAGAGGGTTATTTTTGGAGATGCACGCCCATGGGACAAGCCACCCACAAAGAAATGAAGTCTATAATTATATAGATTTTGAGTTTTTATTAGACTATTTATAGGTTGAAAGCCATAGAATGTCAAGGTCCATATTTTAGGATAGGAGAACTATTACATGTCCGTTAAGAAATTTAAATTTGTATCACCGGGGATATTTCTCAGCGAGGTTGATAACTCCCAGGTACCCGCCGATGATGAGGCCATGGGTCCCATTATTATTGGGCGCGCCCCCTTCGGGCCAGCTATGCGCCCGATCAAGGTGCAATCTTTTTCAGATTATATTCAACTTTTTGGAAATCCAGTTCCTGGACGCACTGGCGGAGATGTCTGGAGAAAAGGCAATCGCGCAGGACCTACCTACGGAATGTACGGAGCTAAAGCCTATTTTGAACCGAACGTAGGTTCGGTTACATATTTACGTCTTCTAGGATGTCAGCACTCTGCCGTCGAATCACCGGCCGGCCTCGCTGGTTGGGAGACAACGAACGATAATACCACAACAATTAACGATAACGGCGGCGCCTATGGACTCTTTATTTGCCAAAGCGGTACCGTTAATCCAAGACAAGGATATCTTGGAGGAATTTTTTATGTTGAATCAGGCGCCGTTGTTTTAACTGGAAGTTTGGCATCTTCCGGCTCGGGCCCCGCCGGCTTCAATGTGACGGGCGGTACCTGTGGACTCTGGGAGCCAAATGTTGCTTCTAACTTTGAATATAGAGCTTCTATTTTAGATGACTCCGGCGCGGTGGTGTATACGACCAACTTTAACTTTAATGAGAGTTCGGATACTTTTATTCGAAAAGTATTTAATACCAACCCACAACTAACCAACGCAGATGTTGTCGACAGCAGCGGGTTTTCTCAAGGACAAAATCTTTATTGGCTTGGAGAAAGTTATGCGAGCTGGATTAATTTAAAAGCTGATGAGAAAACCGTTGCTACCGAACGTATTATTGCGGCCAACGCTTATGCTACTTTGGTTCCTTTGGAACAACCAGGAGTAAATGGTCATAACAAAGCTGATTATCGTATCCCTTTCCAGGAAGCAAAAACTGGATGGTTCTTTAGTCAGGATATATCGACCGATTCGGCTTCATTCGCGCCCGATAAAATGCCGCAACTTTTCCGCTTCCATTCGCGAGATGGGGGACGTTGGATTCAAGACAATCTTAAGGTGTCCATCTCCAATATTACGGCTGGAGATGCCGCATCCAGTATTACATCTTTGCAATACGGAACATTCTCCGTTATTCTACGATCAGCTTCTGATACTGATAAGGTGCCAGAAGTAGTAGAGCGCTATGATAAACTTAGCTTAAATCCAGCTTCTCCAGACTATATTAAAAAGAGAATTGGTGACAAATTTATGATTTGGAGTGATGTCCAAGATCGATTATTAGCCAGGGGAGATTATAATAACCAATCACGATATGTTCGTATTGAAATGAATAATGTATTGGACGATGGCGGTTTTGATCCCGCTTATCTTCCCTTCGGAGTTTATGGTCCTCCCAAATTTAAATCTTGTCTTGTAGGATCTGGTTCAGTTTGCACGGGATCTGATGCAAGTTGGGTCAATGGAGGTACGAACTCTATTTATGCCATCACAGGCGCCGGAGCCGGTATTTCCACCGGCTCTGCTTCGGTTTTTGGAATTCCTCAATATACCGCATCCTTAAACTTCCCAGAAGTTGCATTGCGACACACTTCCTCTGCCGGCAAGACTAATCTGGACCAGGCTTATTTCGGCCTAACCACTCAGTTGAATATGGAAAGCGGAATCAACGACCTCTATGATAACGGGTATGCAGATTACTTATGGCCAATTCCTATGGCTTTGGCTGAAACGAATACACTGACCCACGAGGGCCCGGGATATGAGCCTCAGTGGGTGTTTACGCTAGATGATTTGGTGGTCGGACAGACTTCATCTGCCGGAGATATTACCGAAGTATTTTGGATCTCTGGATCCAGAAATGACATGTCATCCATAACCGCAGGAACAGCCTCATCTGGGTCACCGAATACTTTTCAAGCCGTATTGGACGCAGACTGTAGTCGATTTACAGCCCCATTATTCGGAGGTTTCGACGGATTGGATATTACTGAGCTAGAGCCATTCCGGAATTCTTTGTTAAGTTCAGTAACTGAAACTAGTAGCTCTCCTTATTACACATTGCGCCGGGCGATGCAAACAGTGGCGGATCCAGAGTTTGTGGAGTGCAACCTAATCACAATGCCAGGAGTGACAGAAGAGAGTTTGACAACGGA